TGTGAGGCAAAATTTATCAGGTGTCCGTTTCAATTCACAATGGGAAACCCAAATGTGGTTATAAAACCGGCCACAAAACTTAGGAGATTGAGTAACCTCCAACTTTAAACGTAAACCGAGGCTGGTAGCGACATTTATAAATGTCTTATCCAGTCCGGGTTTATACCTAAAGAGTCCATCGTCGCCTTCAACAAATCCGATGCATGGCTCTCCCATCAACTGGTGAGCACACCAGGCAACAAATAAGTTAACTATACAATTGCCAATACTAGTATTAGGGTCGCCTGAACAACGACCACCCACACGATTATAACCAGGTCCTTTCACATGTACTCCATGGGTCCGGGCCTGTTCTCGTATAAGCATAGCAAATGTCGGATCATTGTAGTAATGCAAATAAACGTCCTGTTCCAATTGCAATAATTCGGGTAGCAGGGTCTGATCAAAGCGTGAATAATCGGTTTCAATCCATTCGCCTTCACGCGGGCCGAATGTATTGAGCATCTTGACTTGACGTTCAGCCAAGTTCAAGCCCTTGACCGTCCATTCTTTCAGAATAACGGCCTCTATCGCATTGATCACCGGTCCCACCCGAGCTAGGTACGCATCTGATCGTGTCGTTATGTTGCGGGGGTCTGTGAGGTGCGGCTCCATCTTGACGAACACCTTCGTCGCGCACGGGTCTTGGGGGAGGGGTTCCTGAAGAGCCCGTCGCAACTGTAGCGCCCGGCGTTGGGGGTACCGTAAGACCCATTCGTTGAAGTTGGGCGTTACGGTGTGTTCTGACAGTATAAGTTTTAAGAATTTTTTCTTGAAGGTCAAGAAGGTCGCCATCGGCATCTTCAAGGTATTGCCGGGATGGGCGACCCTTGTCTTGAGGCTCCGCACCGCATTCGTCCATGTTTGAAGAGGAAAAGGTGACGTGGTTGTGGTCATCGGAGGGGTGATAAAACGGGCCGCCTCTAGATTTGGGCGGTCCGGATGCAAATTTACCCGGGGCACGTTCATTTGGGTAATCGAAACATGGGGGGGGGCGTCCTCCATTCCATTGCTGAACTGATTGTTCAGACCAATCCCAGGGTCGTCCTTGATAGGGGACAAATTGCATCCGGTGGATAAACTCTGTTGCTTTCCAGTACCACTCATAAGCCCAGAGTGGCGACTTGTACTGGACAAGCAAGGTGGACAGGTGTTGTTGAAGGACACGCTTGTCGGCGTGCAAATGACACCTTGTGGCTGCTCTGAAAGCTGGTTCGGCAGGCACGAGTCCAAAGGGGGTAAGGATATCGGTTCGATTGATGCCAAAATCGGTTCCATCAGGTTCTCCGAAGAGAGATCTGGGATGGGTAAGTCGTCTAGCATGGCAAGGTCGGACTCTTCGAAAAAGGAAGACCTCACCCTCTGGAGTTGATCGGATAAACTTGCAGCACACGTAGACAGGCCAGCCGAAAAGCGTCTTACACATGAAGACGCCATCTCGTTCGTAGAACCATGTATCATGGGTATAGGTTGACCCGCCTGCTGTTCTGTGGAAGATTCGTCTGCCATTGCTGAACACGTAGGCTTCGTCTGTGATGGTTGTGGAAGGTTCGGCTCGTCGAGTGATGACAATACCCACTGGGACGTTAAGTAGAAGGCGTGCAATCTCATACTCACTAAGGTAGTAATCTGATTGCGCCATGAGGAAAGAGTCGTAACCATCCAACGAGGCACTAATGAGAGCGTGTTCTTGATCTGGAGGCTTGATAACATCTCTGTAAGCATTTGCGGGGTCGGTACATGGCCGTGTAACGTGTCGGCCTGTGTCTGCGTTTCGGAGTGTTGATCCACCAACGTCAATGGTTCGAGTACACCCGCAACTCTGAAGATATTCAAAGCAATAATGTTCCAATATGCGTCGCTTAGCAGCACACACAGGATGCGGATGGAGCGAATCAGTCTTCGAAAGAGTCGGTATGACGTTGGTAGCAGCGTGTATTTCACGAAATTTAGACAAGAAAGCGTCAGGTTTTGGGCAATAAGCGTAGACATCTTCAAGCATTGCGACCCG